ACTCTCGGCTGATCTGCTTTAGATTGTGTGCCTTCTTTTCTGGCCATTATTCCACCGCCTTTAAATCAGGTTTGCTTTTAGATTGCTTTTGAGGCGCGGCTTGCTGTTGACTGGCTTCAGCTTCTTCACGCTTTCTCAACTTGTCTTTCAACAATTGTTTCATTGGTGGCTCAAGCAAGTCAATCAATGATTCCTTGTCAATAGCTTGCGCTTTAAAGAGATTAAATGCAAGTTGTCTTAGATCTTCTGTAAAGATTGGGCTATTTGAGTGAGCATCGACTTTTACGACATAGTTTTTAGTGAACTGTTCAGCAATAAACGGATTGCCAAATTCATCCTCAAAATGCGTATTGTCATAAGCTTGCATCAGCTTCAAATACAACGTGGCTACTTTCTCAAGGCTGTCCTCAACAATCAGCGCACGTTTCTTAGCTCTTGATGAACCCAATCTTGCTAACTGACTGGCGTGACCTGCTGACCGAACGCCGGATTCACCTTTACCGCTAAGCACAGACGAAATGCCGGATGCTTCGCCAAACATATCGTCAACTTCATGGATCACTTCAAATAACGAGCTTGGCATTTCTGGCGCTAAACGATCTGCTTTAGCGTTTGGCATATCGGTTGATAACAAGCCGCCAGCACGGTTCAATGCAAAATTCTTCTCATCCAAAATGCCGGTAAAGCCAATCAATGCGGTTGGCGGATTAACCTGTTTGGACAGAAGATCCAGAATCTCAGTGATACGTTTGTTTCTTAATTGTTGCAGGAATACAAGACGTTGCACTTCTGACTGGCCCCAGTAGTAATCGTACTGTGGGTTTGGACAGATCTGAACAAATGGCAGCTCGCCTTTTAAGAATACGGATGCGCCTGGTCTATCGTAAATGACAACATCAGGGTCGGCCATTGTCACAACTTGATAATCGCTGGTCTCATCATTCCATACCCAAAGCTCATACATTTTGACGGTATCTTCGGCAACTGTGGCCTTGTAACGGTTCATGCCGTACAAGTCTAAGTTAACTGTGCCGTAAAGCGTTGGGTTGGTTTGGCTCATCACAATTCTGTCCACGCCTTCTGGAATATCCTCGGTGCGTGAGTGATAAGACGTTGTAATGCGCTTGATAATCGCATCGCGTTTTGGATGCGAATACAAACGGTTATACAATTCAGACTTGGTGATGTAGTACGTTTGGCAAACAGCTTCCTGTCTGTCGGTGTAAGGGATGTCCTCACGCAGTACACCCATGCAACCGGGTTCAACCATGTACGGATGGATGCCGTTGTTTACAACCAGCTTAAGGAATGTTGTGTTAAACACTAACGCCCAAGTTAAAGCAGAGCTGAATACTTGATCGGCATTTGAGTTTAGCCATTCATCATTTAGAGCCGCTGTTAATCTTGGGACTTTAATTTGCTCTGTTGCGTGAACAGAAGCGCCGGTGTTGATTGAAAACCGTGTGGTCTCAGCAGAATACAAAAAGCTTGTTAGCTGATCGATGTGCGGATAGATCTTGTTAAAGATGCTGGGTGATTCTTCAGGACCTGAGCCAAACAGAAACCATGATCGCAATGATGAGTAATCGCCCTTCCGTTCTTGCAGAGAAACCATGCACTTCTCTATCAAGTCACGATAGAACATTTCGCGGTGTGTATCGTCAGAAGGTATACGCATTATTTGTTCACGGTTAAGTTTTCATGGTCAGCAATATAACTTGCCGCTTTAGGTCCAGTCAACTTGCCTGCATCATGCGGGTTTACGCCAACTGATTCACCGTTGACGGACTTGAACATTCCGCCACGCAAGATGTTGCCCATTGTCATTCCGCCTTGTCCACCCCAGATAGCGGCATCGCCGGGTCTGGCTTCTCGTTGTTGTTGTTCAACGGCTTCACGTTCTCTGTTGAGTTCGTTTTCGGACATGGAGTTGTTACGGGTGTAGTAACCTTGTTGGTTTTCGCCTTCCCGTGTTGATTTAATGTCTGACATTCCGAAATCACTGGCAAGGTTATTGAGTGTCTTGTCATTTTTCTTTGTATTCTCGCTAACCAAGCCGGGGGCTTGTAAAAACACAACATACACTTCCTCCAAACAGTTTTTCATGGGGCATTTAGCCTCAAAACCCTCAAAATATCCGTGTTTTTCGCATTTATAATCATGTAATACGGCCATTTTATCCCCTTTCTAGTTGTTCGCTAAATGATTGTTGTGAATAGTCTGCTCTGTTCTGTATGCCCAATTTGATCTTGATTTGGCCGTCTACGACCTGTAATCCGGTCTTTCTGACCAATCTAGGCTTAGGTTCTTTCCTAAATTCAACAAATCGGGTGTTATTTCGGTTCTGCATGACGGCTACATGGCCTTCTTGCCAGCGTTTGAAGCCTTTGGATACCCGTATTTGGACGTATTCAGACAGGGGCGCAACCTCTGATATGAATACATCAATCAATGTTGACTTGTTAATGCCGCATAAATCGGAAAATAGCCTAAGACTTATGCCTCTATGTTCGTCAGCTAGGAAGCGTTTGATCTCAATCTTGAGTTGTTTCTTCGGAATTACGTCTGTCATAGGTGTACTCGATTGTGTAGCCAAGGTCAGATAGGTATTGGATAAAGCGTTCTTCGCCGTGCATATCCTTGATTTCGCCATGCGGTAGCGTGACTCGCACATATTTATCCCCGATCAGGCGTCTTGATTGTGCGTGATGGCCGACTAGGGCATTGAAATCAAAGTCATCATGGAATTTAGGACCGACATATTCAATCGAGAAACGCTTTGCAATATCTTCTGTCGCGTACTTCATGCCACAAGCTTCAAGATCGCGTCTGAAAATTGCAGTCAGTTGTGCATCCTCATTCCAGTTGTGAATATCGTTAGCCTGCTTGTGAACAATGCCAAATTTGTTTGGCGCTTCTAAGAAACGCTTACTTCTCAAGCTAAAGCCGCCGTTCTGTACGACCATACGGTCTTCAAAATCAGCCCAGCCAAAGCTTAGGATAAATTGATCGCCAACACGGCCACAATGAGACGGTGCGCCGATGTAATCGTATTCGTAAAACTCCTCAGTAAAGTTTTTGCCGTTTAGCACCCAGCCGTCATCTTGAACAACTAAAGCGTAATCGGTTTTGATGTGATGCTGTAAGCCATGCATCATGAAAACGCTGTATTGCAAGTAATCAATGATGCCGACACGCCGCCATTCAATTGTGCTTGGCAAATTAAACGGCTTGTCACGGGACAGCAGTAAGCCTTTGGAGCCGGGCAATTCTTTCATGCTGTGCATGATAGACGGCACCGCACAGGCGCCATCGTTGTGTCCGTAAACGCTTACAATTGTGAGCTGGTCATGATTCATATTATTACCTTAATTAGTGTCGTAGACCCCAATGCGTTTCAAATAGTCGGATACGCCACGACCGACAGCAATCTGCTCGGGTGACTTATCTTCTTGTGAACGTGAGATAGATTTAGTGATGCGCTGTTGAATGAGTCTAGGCTGGACCTGTTCAGCGTATGCCGCCGCCGCAAGAGCCGCCGCAATTACCCGGTCATCTTTGTTGCGGCCTGACGCTTCAATGCTTCCGCCATCCCGGACAATGGATTTCATTTCATCAATGGTTTCGAGTGAATAGATATCCATCATGCCGCGCTCAAAGTAATCTTTCATGTAAGACAGCATTCTTTCTTTGCTGGCGCTTGTTGTCAGCCAGCCGATTGAGTTACTGATGCCGCCTAGCGTGTCATTACGCCGCCAGATGTAGTTAGACATTGAACCGTACACATCCATGAGTTGTCTGCCCATGGCGCCTGTCATAGCCGATGCCTGTCTACGCAAATTCTTTAGCTCATTGATAACCGCCTGCCCCGGACCATTGACTTCTAGGTTAAGCGTTGAGTTTTTGTAAGCGCCGGCTAGGTGAGCGATTACCCACGCAAACTGATAGGTGTTTAGCTCAGACGTAGCAAACTCCGCAACTTGCTCCAGACCGTCAGCGTAAGCACGAAACACTTGGATACAAAACCTGTCAGCCCAATCAGAAGAACCATAAGCGGGATCAGCACCAATAACGTAATAAGCGGTATCAATGGGTTCTTCCCAGACTTTAAGCGTTGAAAGACGTTCCGTAGAGCGTACAACCTCGGTGTCTTGGAAGTTCGCCCCCATGACGTAGCGGTAGT